ACAAGAGGCTGGGAACTAAAAGCAGGAACAGCGGCAAGCGGAAACGACAACGCTAGTGCTGATAGTGAAGTTTTAGTCGCAATAGGCGGATTGTCAGCGGCTCTTGGAGCAGCTAACTTAATGTCTGTTGATTGGACTGACGGAACTTACGCACACGCAGGTGCAACTGACTTTGATATCGTATTTACATATGATGAAGCAGTCACAGTAACATCAGCGGCAGCAACAGCAAACAATACAGTATCAAATAAAATACATACATCAATGCATATATTAGGTCCAACTGATATGGCAAAAGACGCTGATATGAAAATGCAATATCACTCAGGTAGTGGAACTAACAAAATTACATTCAGAGGCAGAATATCTGCTGACGGTGTAGCAGGTGGTTTGATTGCAATTGCAGACGCAACAGCGGCTATGGCAACAGACGGAACTTCAGCAATGGTTGATGGTAACGGAACAACCGTACCTTCAGCAGACGCCGACCACGCAGGTGGTTCAGCGGCAGCAGGTGCTGATGGTGGAAGTTCAATCTGGGGAACAGCGATTACTCGTACTGGTTCAACAGATAACACACTAAGAACAGTTGCTGGTTCATCAAGTGGAACATCTTCACTTGTATTAACTGGTGTTGTTTTAGGTTAATAAATAAGATTATTACGAGGGTACACTTAGTACCCTCATAATGATAGCAGTTAAGCATATGCGTACTGCTAGTAGCATTCCCGAAATACATAACGGGTTTATATAAGGAGAAAAAAAAATGGCTGACAAAAAAATAACAGCACTTACAGACCTGGGTTCAGGTAACATAGCAAGTGCTGACTTACTTCATGTAATTGATGATCCATCAGGAACACCAATTAACAAAAAAATCTCAGTAGCAAGTTTATTCGCAAACATTCCAACTGCTGTAGCAATCAATCCAGGTGCAAGTGCTAATGTAACAATTAACGCTAACGCAACTGATAGTGACTTTATCGTTTCAAATGATGACGAAGAAGCATTAAGAGTTGATGGTGCTAACAGAGAAGTTGTAATTAACGAAGCTTCAGGTCAAACAGATTTAAGAGCAGAGACAAACTCTTACTCTACTGCTTTACTTGTTGACGCTTCTGCTGACAACGTACAAATTAACGCAACTCCAGTTTTTGGATTAACACAAGCACTTTCAGGTGCAGGTGCTATTGATGTTGTATCTGCTATTACAGAAATCGTAACTACAGGTACTAACGCATTAACATTTGCTGACGGTGTTGAGGGACAAATTAAGTTCCTAGTTATGAAAACTGACGGTGGTGTAGGTACTGTAACTCCATCTAACTTTGCAAGTGGTTCAACAATCGCTTTCAATGACGTAGGTGATACAGCATTCTTACTATTCACTAACGGTAACTGGCAACTAATTTCACACTTTGGTTGTACAATAGCGTAATAATTAATTAGTGAGGGCGCTACGGCGCCCTTTCTTAACATGAGGATAATATGAAAGAAAATATTGAGGCGAAATTAAAAGTTTTAGAAGACAATCGTTTAAAAGTATCTGAACAGATACAAAATGGTGAACAATTGTTAACGAAAGCAAAGGCAGACTTAAACGCAATTCAAGGTGCGATACAAGTTTGTCAACAATTATTAGAGGAAGAAAAAGGAGATAAGAATGACGGAACAAAAGATTAGATATGGCGCTGGTGGCGTTCCTTACTATGATAAGGCAGACGCAATTGAGACTGAGAAAAAAAATTTAGAAGCTTCTTATCAACAATCTATCGCTAATAAGGAAGAAAGAACTTCCAAAAAGAAAAAGAAAACTAAAAAAGTAATTCAGGAAATCATGGGAGATGACCTGGTAGAAAACAAGGAGATGTTAGATGAAATCATTTAAAGATTTTCAAAACGTAAACGAAAAAACTACTCCTGTTAACGCACCTTCAGAAAGTGATATGCACCTTAATGATATTACTAGTGACCAAATTGTTGCTAGAATTAATAACTTTGTAGGTTCAATTGCGAGCATGGAACATATTAATCCAATGGCAGCAGTAAATCATTTAAGAAGTAAACTACACGGTTTAGGTGTAGAAATGGTTGGTGAGTTACCAGAGTTTGTTGAGAAGAATGGTACAGTAAGTATTCCACTATCTAAGTTTGGTGGTGTATATGGTAAAACAGGTGAAGAACCTGCTAGTGAAGTTAAAAATGATGACGGTATTGAAAGAAATTTAAAAATTAAATACGAGACATTAGAAAACGGAGCTACAAAGGTTTACGCTGAATTAGTATAAGCGTAGATAATGAGGTTTGATAATTTAACAAAGGACAATGTCCTACTGTTTGCTTTGAAACACTATGAAAACCATCAAGCGACAAGCGAGAAGGAATTTTATGATGATATGAAGCGATTTAAGTATCTGAAAAGACTGTTTAAGAAATACAGTAAGTCAGGTGTTATTAAAGAGCGATTGATTATGAACCATATTATTGTATTGGCAAACGTGTTTGGTCCAGACGCAGTTAAAGTATTATTATTTTTTAAGATTGACCAGATTTATTGGACACAGTTGAAAACATTTTTGATATTTCTAAATTATATGACCGCAGATGAATTGAAACAAATCTCACTAGATGGTAGTTTATTAGAGGCATTAAGGAAAATATAAATGGCAAGTACAGCAATAGACGCTTTTATTACATTTCGTTTTTTGAAACTATTAGTTACACCATTTAATAAAACTGAGGCATTTAAACTTGGTATTATTAATGAGAGAGGTAAAGTTTTAAAAAAGTACAAGACACTTGAGCGAATAGAAGAAAGGCAAGCATATACTATTTTACACAGGTTGGTTTTCAATGTAAAGAAATTGATTGAAAAAGTTCCTGGTGGTAAGTCCAGATTGGCGAGTTATGCTGCCGCTCTATTTCTTATTAAAGAACATGTTGCTGAAATGAATGATAGTGACGGAGAACTGCTGGAAAAAGAATTTTATAAATACTTAAAAGACAATGACTTACTTGAAGAAGAAGATAACGAGATTAAGGAAGAAGTTGCTTTTGGTGATAAACTTTTAAAAGGTACTTACAAGTTAATACAAAGTGTGGGTACAGATGAAGAAGACAAGATTATAGGTAAAAAAGGTGACAAAGTTTCTGTTTATGCAGACCAAGTTGCTAAAGATAATGTTATGGGACAAGATGTTTTTGAAGTGATACATGATGAGAGTAAACAAGTATTACTAGTAACAATAGAAGACATAGAAGAAGCATGAAAACATACGCAAAATTTAAAAAAGGTCCAGAAGTTGTAGAAGCAATGGACATGGCTGCTAGAAGAAAGAAGTCAATTAGAATGAGACGTATGGCGAAACGTATGGTTATCGCAAGAAAACGTGCCATGAAAAGAATGGCAACTCCAGATATTTTAAAGAAACGTGCCACTAAACAGGCAAAGAATATGTTGATTAAAAAATTTACTAAAGGTATGGATAAAAGTGATATGACAATTACAAAAAGAACAGAGATTGAAAAAAGATTAAAGAAGATGGCAGGTAGAATTAAAACTATCACACTAAAACTAATCCCTAAGATACGACAAAAAGAACAAGCAAGACGTAAACAAATGGGTGGACAATAATGAAAAATTTTTCAGACTTCAATGCTCAGTTAACGGCGTTAAAAATAAAATTAGAAGGCAAACAAAACGAGATTGCTAATGTTGCAGGTGACGGTGCAGTTTCTATGCCACCTACTGCTAGAAAAGTTGTTAAAAAGAAAAAAACATTTAGTGTATCTCCACAAGTCTTTGATATGTTCAGACGAGGTAAGAAGAAGTTTGAAAAATGGTCTAAGTATCTAAACTTAGAAGATGAAAGTCAAAGAGCATTATACAGTTGGGCAATCAAAAATCATCACGGTGTCATTATCTTACAAAATGCTGTAACAGGTGAAGTAAGAGCAATCAGACATAATAGAATGGGTGGTGGACAATGGCACAAACTAAGTCGTGGTATTGTAGGTGAAGATAAAGATATGCCTAAAGCAGTATTAGATGACGCTGAAGAAATAGTAAAAGATTTAAAAAAGAAAAAAGCAGACTTTGCTAAGAGATATGGTAAAGACGCTAAAAAAGTTATGTATGCAACTGCTATGAAAATGGCAAAAGCAAAAAATGGTATTGAAAGTAAACAATATGGTAAAATGATACAACAGATTAAATCTAGTATTGAAAACTTAGGTCTACAAAACGAAGACTTTAATTCAAAGATAGAAAATCAATTGTATGAAACACCAGCAATTGCTAACGAAAACAATATCAATATTTTAAAAGATATAGTTTTAAAGAATGAAAGACAAAAGATTAATTTTGACAAGTATGGAAGTATGAGAGTATTTCCAGAAGAAGCAAGTATATTACTCAAAGTATATAATGAATTAAGAGACGACCTAAAAGAGAAGTTTACAAAGATGTTAAACTTTAATCAAATGGGTCTTAAAAGTTTAAAAAATATGTGTTATGAAATAGCTACGTATGGTGAACCACAAGGTCTGGCAAGACCTATTGCTGATATAGGCAATATGAAATCACCACGAAGCAGACCTGCTTATGCTTTAAATGCAAGTAAGAAAAAGAAAAAAGAAACGGCAGTAGGTCCTGGTATGAACACATACAAACCACAAATGAATTTAATAGCAAAAAAGAAAAGGGACTAACATGGAATTATTAATAGCTTTAGCAATGAAATTTTGGCAATGGTCAATATTGATTACATTAATCATAATAGGTTTTATTGTTAACCTATTAGATAAAAAAGATAACACTAATAGAATAGGTTTTAAATATACAGAATTTCCTCATATGAAACCAATACCAATTAAAACAAAAGGTAAAGGTTTTTGGAAAGGTATATTAATGTGGTTATTAGGTACTAGACAATGGGAAATTGTAAAAGATTTTAACTACTCAGTAGGTGGATCACAATATGTTATACCAGCAGGTTTTAAATTTGATGGTGCGAGTATACCAAAATTCTTACATACATTTTTGTCACCAGTAGGTGTATTATTAATGGGTGGACTTGTACACGATTATATGTACAAGTATGAAGCGCAATTAATAAACAACAAAAATTACATGGACCCAAATCTAAAAAATGAGGGTGTACCTGTTACACAAAAGAAAGCAGACCAAATCTTTAGAGATATTAATATAGAGATTAATGGTTTCTTTCTTATGAATTACTTAGCATACTGGTCATTAAGACTAGGTGGTTTTATGGCGTGGAATAAACACCGTAAAGTCAACGCTAAGATTTAGTAAGGTAAATAGAAAATAATGTTTAGTAGTTTGAAAATAGGTTTGATTTTAGTAATGCTTGCAGGTGCAGGTGGTGGTTTTCTATATGTAAAGAAACTACAAAAAGATAATGATATACTAAAACTTAATCAAGCAAAGTTAGAGACGGCAGTTGAAGACCAAAAAGGTGTCATTGACCAACAAATCAAAGACTTTGCAAAAATACGAAGTACATTAGATACAGTACAAAAAGAAAAAGAAAAATTAGAAAAAGACAAAAACGATTTATCTAAAAGACTAGGTAAACACGACATTGGTAACTTAGCAGAAAACAAACCTAAGTTAGTAGAAAAAATAATAAACGGTGCTTCAAAGAAAGCTCTAAGATGTATAGAGATTGCAAGTGGGTCACCTTTAACAGAGGAAGAATTAAATGGTAAACCTAACAAAGAGTGTCCTTCTTTTTGGCCTGATACTGTTACTGACTAATTGTGCAGCTGCAGTAAAAGAGATATCTACTTATAAGGTAGAAAAAAAAAAGGAGCCGTTATCTTTACCTGCCCTATCCCCTTTAGAATTACAGGATGTAAAATGGGTTATTATAACTAAAGACAATGCTGAAGAAGTTTTTGAACAACTAAAAGCAGATGGTAATGACTATGCTTTATTCGCCTTGACTGACAAGGGTTATGAACAACTTGCTTTGAATATTGCTGATATACGAACAGCACTTGCTATGCAAAGACAAATAATCATATCTTATCAGGAGTATTACGAAGGTGGAGAATAACGGCAAACAGATACAAGAGTTAGTAAAAGATATCGCAACTCTTAAAGCAGATAAAGAAGCGTCAAGTCAAGTACATATGAGACTTGATGAAGCGATTTCAAAACTAACAGATATTTCATCTAGTCTTAAAAGTATGTTAGCAGTACAAGAAGAAAAGATTAGACGTGTTGATATGTCCCAAGAGGATTTAATGTCCCTCATGGAACAAAGAAGACGAGAATGGAACGAAGATTTAGAACATTTACACTCTAGGATTTCCACACAATCCAGAGAATTACGAGAGGCAATTGATAAACTAGATAGACGATTAGATGAACGTGTAGGCGTTCTGGAGAAATGGCGTTGGTTGATTATTGGCGGCGCCATACTTCTAGGATTTCTTATGCAGAAAATGGAATTTTCATTATTTTAAACATGCAATAAAGTCATACCCATTAGTGGTCCTTTATGCTTGAAAAACATATGAAAATATGTTATATAGTATTATGAAAGGACACAAATGGTACAACTCATACGACAATTTTTTAACTCACTTACTTTTACCACTAACTCTAGTGGCGCTTATTACGATAATGTGGATCCAAATATCGTCCGTTATTTTAGGACAGAATTTGGAAAGCACTGGAAAGCGGAACTGGAACACTATCTTTATCAACAAAAAAAGTAAAGATTAAAGCTTGACTTTTTTGCTGTATTGTGATATAATATATAATTATTATGTCGGCATTAGATATTCAGTATATACACACAATCTCCCACAAACTAGACAGGTTTAAAAAGAAGTCTCAAAACTTATATAATTTTAGATGTGTCTATTGTGGAGATAGTCAAAAGAAAAAAACAAAGGCAAGAGCATACATTTATAGAGTAAAAAATGATATGTTCTACAAATGCCATAACTGTGGTAAAGGTACAACTATTGCTAAGTTATTAGAATACTTAGACCCTACTACTTACAAACAATACATTGTTGAAAAATATAAATCAGGTAATACTGCTTCAGTAAAAGAACCTGACTTTGAATTTAAACCTGTGAAGTTTGACGATAAGAAGTTAAAAGATTTAATTAAGTTTACAGATTTACCAGAAGGTCACCCAGCACTAGGTTTTATTACAAAAAGAAAACTAGACGAACATAAAGATAAATTTTATTTCTGTCATAAGTTTATGACATGGGTTAATACATTAATACCAAATAAGTTTCCAACCATAAAGAACGACCATCCAAGAGTAGTTATCCCTTTCTATGATGTCAAAGGTAATGTCTTTGCTTTTCAAGGACGTGCCTTTGGCATTGAAGAACCTAAGTACATAACTATTAAACTAGAAGAAAACAAAAGACGTATATATGGATTAGATAGATTGAATATGAATGAACAAGTAAAGATTGTAGAAGGTCCAATAGATAGTATGTTTTTAAAAAATGCCATTGCAGTTGCAGGTAGTGATTTAGAAATGAAACAGTTAAAAAACAAAGCTGTGTATATCTTTGATAATGAACCAAGAAGTATAGAAATAATAAAAAAAATGCAAAAATTAATTGAGAAGAATTATCAAGTGTTTATATGGCCGAAAAATATAAAAGTTAAAGATATCAACGATTTAATATGTGAAAATATTTCTGCTCCTGAAATAGAAAAGATTATAAGTAGTAATACATTTTCAAAATTATCAGCACAACAACAACTTAACAACTGGAAAGAGGTATAGATTGTCCCAAATTAACGTCAAAAAAAGAAATGGTAGAGGAACAGAACCTCTTAACTTAGAGAAAATACACTCTATGGTAGGTTATGCCTGTAAAGACTTAGCAGGTGTATCTGAAAGTTTAGTAGAAATGAATAGTGGTATACAATTCTATGACGGTATTAATACAGATGATATACAACAAATTTTAATTAAGTCTGCTAGTGATTTAATTACATTAGAAAATCCTAATTATCAATACGTTGCTGCTAGATTATTACTATTCAGTTTAAGAAAATCTTTATATCATAGACTATGGGAACTACCACACTTACAAAAACATATTGAAACATGTATAGAACAAGGTGTATATGATCCTGATATTTTAAAATGGTATAGTAAAGAAGAAGTTGACCAGATGAATGGTTTACTCAAACATGAAAGAGATTACTTATTTTCATATGCAGGTATGAGACAAGTGCTTGACAAGTACCTTGTACAAGATAGAAGTTCAGGACAAATATTTGAAACACCACAATTCATGTATATGATGATTAGTGCTACATTATTCAGAAATTACTCAAAAGACAAAAGGATGAATTATGTTAAAAAATATTATAACGCAATATCAACCCACCTTATCAATATTCCTACACCGGTTATGGCAGGCGTTAGGACTCCTATCCGCCAGTATGCTAGTTGTGTCCTTGTGGACGTTAATGATACTCTTCCTAGTATCTTCTCTAGCGATATGGCTATTGGGCGTTATGTTGCTCAAAGGGCTGGCATTGGTATCAATGCTGGCAGAATTAGGGGAATTAATAGTCGTATCCGTGGCGGCGAAGTTCAACACACCGGCGTTGTCCCATTCCTTAAAAAGTTTGAAGCAACGGTCAAGTGTTGTACACAAAATGGTGTTAGAGGAGGGTCAGCGACTGTACACTTTCCTATCTGGCACCAAGAAATAGAAGATATACTTGTTTTAAAAAACAATAAAGGTACGGAAGATAATAGAGTTAGAAAGTTAGATTACTCTATACAGATATCAAAACTATTTTACGAAAGATTTATTAACAACGAAGACATAAGTTTATTTTCTCCACACGAAGTACCAGGTCTATATGACGCATTTGGTACAGATGAGTTTGACGAAATGTATATGATGTATGAAAGAAAAACAAGTGTGAAGAAACATAAAGTAAAGGCACAAGAGTTATTTGGTGCAATCTTAAAAGAAAGAGCAGAAACAGGTCGTATCTATATTATGAACATTGACCATGCTAATTCTCATTCATCTTTTAAAGATAAAGTAAACATGTCTAATCTATGCCAAGAGATTACATTACCAACAGACCCTATTGAACATATAGATGGTGCAGGTGAGATTGCATTGTGTATTCTATCTGCTATTAATATGGGTGCAATCAATGATAAAGAAGAATTAGAAAACCTTTGTGATTTATCTGTAAGAGGGTTAGAAGAAATTATTGACCATCAAAATTATCCTGTTTTAGCGGCAGAAAGAAGTACAAAAGCAAGACGTTCATTAGGTATTGGTTATATTGGTCTTGCTCATTTCTTAGCAAAAAACAAGGTTTCTTATGCTTCAAAAGACGCCTGGAGAATGGTGGACGAGTTTACTGAGGCATTTCAATACTATCTACTCAAAGCATCCAATGAGATTGCCAAAGAGAAAGGACCATGTGAATACTTTAATAAAACTAAATATTCAGATGGTATACTACCTATTGACACTTATAAGAAAGATGTTGATACTATTGTCAAAAGAAAGCTGAGTTATGATTGGTCTGCTCTTAGAAAGGATATCAAAGAACACGGATTACGTCACTCAACATTGTCAGCACAAATGCCTAGTGAAAGTTCGTCTGTGGTGTCAAATGAAACAAATGGTATTGAACCGCCAAGAGACTACTTGTCTATTAAGAAAAGTAAAAAAGGTCCACTCAAACAAATAGTACCAGGATATCCTAATATCAAAAACTTCTATACCCTACTTTGGGATATGCAAGGCAACGAAGGTTATATCAATGTCGTTGCAGTAATGCAGAAATACTTTGACCAAGCAATATCAGGTAACTGGTCTTATAATCCAGAACAGTTTGAAGGTAATGAAGTGCCTATTTCTGTAATGGCAAAAGATTTGTTGACTACATATAAATTAGGATGGAAAACAAGTTATTATCAAAATACATATGATAGTAAAAGTGATAGTGATGAACCACAACACAGTATTGGTGGTCCAGAACAAGAATTAAAAACAAGAAATGAGTTTCAAAGTGATGAAGCTTATGAGGAATACTGTGAAAGTTGTGCAATATGATAATATCAAAACAAATAAGTTTAATAGACACGCAAGAAAAAAGACAAGCGTTGATAGACGCTTTTGAAGAAAACAAAGATTTAGTAAAGATAGATAAATTTGGATTTGAATATATAAGTTCGCATGATTTACCTGAAAAGTATGATGATAAAACACAACATATTTCTGACGCAATTATAGGACTACATGAATTTTTAAATTTATATGCACCTACTAAGAATGGCGTACAGTTAAAATATATACAAATAAGAAAACAACACGGTGATATGCATGTTCCATGGCACAATGAAAAAGAATGGAACAGACTAGACATTCACATTCCACTAAATAAGACTACTGGCGGTGTATATCGTTTTCAACATGCAGTTATATCAAATAAAATGGGTAGTCTATTAATGTTTGACCCTAATATAGATTTTTGGTCAGTTGATAAAGTTGAAACTCCACATTATAAAATTGTAATAAGATGTAGTGACCTTGACCCTGAGTTAAGATACACAGGACAAGGTGATTTAATTAACTATCCAGAGGTATAAGAATGGCATATTTAACTGTTAACATACCACACATAGATGTGTATGTAAAGAAAGAGTTTCTTTATGACAACGAAAAAGGTCATGGAGAATTAACTGAAGGAGTTTGGGTTACGGCAAAATCTATACAAGGTCGTGCCCTTTATTTTGAAACTTATCTACCAGAGTATGGTGCTCTGTATGACAAGTTACCTATTAGTGCGTTTGTATGGAAAAAAGATTATGGTGAAAGTTTACCTTTAACTGAGTTACAGTTATGGGATTGTTTTAGTTATGATATATCAGTTATTGAAAAACAAATGTTATCAGGTAATCAATGTAAGTATTTGTCACCAGGTAAAAAATGGTACAATGGTTGGTACATGTTTACAATAGATAATGCGAACAGTACAAACTTGGAAAGAAACATAACTTATAGTGAGATACCAAGTCAACACAAATCTTTTAATATTATAAAATTAAATAATGGACACTTTGCGGCTCAACCTAATAATAGAGTTATCTTTTATGATAAGAGTTTGTCGCCAAGTAAATTAAAGTTTCCAGACTTTAAAGTTTCTACACAAGAGTTTAGTGTAGAAGGCGAACTAAAGTGGACAGCAGGTGATAGTGATGAGTTTTTTTACGAACTAAAAGAAGGAGAAAATGAGTAAGAGCGTTTACAATAAAAATCAAGTGGACTTTACAAAACAACCAATGTTTTTTGGAGAGGACAATTCCGTTCAAAGATATGATACATTTAAGTATCCTGTGTTTGATAAATTAACACAACATCAATTAGGTTTATTCTGGCGACCAGAAGAAGTATCTTTACAAAAAGATAGAAACGACTGGCAACAATTACGACCAGAACAAAAACATATCTTTACATCTAATCTAAGATATCAAACATTATTAGATAGTGTACAAGGTAGAGGACCTAGTTTATCTTTCTTACCATTTTGTAGTTTACCTGAAATAGAAAGTCATATCTTAGTATGGGATTTTATGGAAAGTATTCATAGTAGAAGTTACACATACATTATTAAAAATATTTACTCAGACCCTGGTGAAGTATTTGATAAAATTTTAACAGATAAGTATATCACAGAAAGAGCAGAAAGTGTTACAGGAACATATGATGATTTAATTGAACACGGACAAAGATGGTTACTTGATAAAAAAGGTAACATGAAAGAACTAAAAAGAAAACTTTGGCGAGCGATAGTCAATGTAGCGATACTTGAAGGTATCCGTTTCTATGTTTCTTTTGCTTGTTCGTTTGCATTTGGTGAATTAAAACTTATGGAAGGTAGTGCAAAAATTATATCTTTGATTGCTAGAGACGAAAGTCAACACTTAGCAGGTTCTCAGCATATGATGAAACTTTATAAGAGTAAAGAAAACGATAAAGAAATGTTACAAGTAATTAAAGAAGAAGAAGAAAATACTATACAGGCATTTAAAGACGCCGTTGACCAAGAAAAGCGTTGGGCAAATTATCTATTTAAAGATGGTTCAATGATTGGTCTTAATGATAAATTATTACATAACTATGTTGAGTTTATTGCTAACAAGAGAATGAGAGCAGTAGGATTAACGCCTATATATGACCAGTCAAGTACAAACAATCCATTACCTTGGACTGAACATTGGCTAAATAGTCGTGGTTTGCAAAATGCACCACAAGAAACAGAAATAGAAAGTTATGTTGTTGGAGGAATAAAACAAGATGTTAAAAAAGATACGTTTGAAGGATTTAAACTATGATAATTTGTGAAAGCTGTGACGCTGAATTTAAAGTAAAAGTGCTTAATGAATTACCAGTTAAGTTTTGTCCGTGTTGTGGAGAAGCAATACATAATGACGCTGATTGGGAAGATGAAATAAAATATGAAGACGAGTAGTGCGAAAGCAAAAGGCAGAAATTTACAAAAAAAAGTTAGAGAAATATTAATAGAGAAACTAGACGTACATCCAGAGGACATTGAAAGTCGTTCTATGGGTGCAGGTGGCGAAGATTTAATTATGGCACGTGCCGCTAGAGAAAAGTTTCCATACTCAATAGAGTGTAAGAACCAAGAGAAAGTAAATGTTTGGTCAGCATATGAACAAGCAAGTGAAAACTCTGGCAAATACGAACCTATTGCAGTAATCAAAAAGAACAATCAAAAACCTTTAGTAGTTATAGACTTAGAAGCATTTGTACAATTACATATGCCTAAGACGGTAGAAGATTTATGATAGGTCTATTTTTTTTAGGAATACCTGTGACAGTATTAGCAATGTATATATTATTAAAAGCAAGGGAACATGATGATAATAACAGGAGTAGATAAGAACCATGAAGACATGGTTATCTGGTGGTATGAAAATGTTAAAAAACATAATCCAGATGTAAAAGTAGGCATATGGGATTTTGGTATGTCTATGCAAATGAGAGAAGTAGTTAAAGGTATAGACGCATGGTTAAGTGAACCTATTACACACCCTAGTAACATAGGTTGGTTTAATAAAACAAGAGCAGTCATAGATACACCAAGTCAATCAGTTGCATGGTTAGATGTAGATTGTGAAGTCTTAACAAACATAGAAGAAATATTTTCATTAGTGCCATCTAACATGATAGGTCTTACTAGAGATTGGGTAAGAGACAATTGGTGGGCAACTGGCGTTATAGTTGTTAATGATAGACCAGAATTACTTAAACATTGGAATGAAATGTTGTTAAAGACAGCAATCAGAGGCGACCAAGAAATGTTATTTGAAATAGTTGGTAAAGAAGAGCATGATGAAATACAAGAATTGCCACAAGAATATCAATGGTTAAGAATATCATTAAATAAAGGCGTAGATAGTCCAACTAAAAAGATTATTCACTGGACAGGACCTAAAGGTAAAAGATTTATAAGAGAACATTTAAAACAAGGTAGAAAGTATAAAGGTGAAACTGTATGATAAATGAAACTACCATTTCTATTTTAACACCTACAAGAAATAGACCTAACAATTGTGAAAGGTTTATTAAATCAATATATGCAACAGCAAGTGATAAGACTAAGATAGAATTATTTTTTTATGTTGATAATGATGACCCAGCATTAGAACAATACAAATCTTTAGCTGCTCATTGTGATAGTGAATATAAAGATTTTAAAAAAGTAGATTTTACATTTGATGAACCTAAAAGTGTTTCTATTTCATGGAATGATTTAGCAGCTAAGAGTTCAGGTTATTTAATGATTATGGGTAATGATGATTTAATTTATAGAACTGCTAATTGGGATAGTTTACTCATACAAAATTTAGCAATAAGATATAAAGAGGATCCATATTGGGTTAGTTGGGTCAATGATGGTATCAATGCTGATAGACATTGTGCCTTTCCTATTATTGCAAGAGAGTGGTATAATACTGTAGGTTATTTTGCACCTGGTTGTTTTCATTTTGGTTACAACGATACATGGGTATTTGATATTGCAAAGAGATTAGAAAGAACACATTATATTAATAACATACTTGTTGAACATATGCATTTTTCAAAAGGCAAAAGTGATATGGACGATACATATGCTCACAATAGAACAGGACCTAGAGGTAATCTATATCAAAAAGATAAAGGGATTATGGAACATCCTAATCAGGTACAAAGAAGAAAAGAAGAAGCAGAAAAAATTAAACAAGAGATAAACAAGATAAAAGGTCCGTCTTTAAAAGCACAAGTGATTGAAGATATACCTGAATATGAATTAGTATTTGTACAGAAACTAAAAAAAGAATGGCAAGCAACTTCACATAAACTAAAAGAAGACCCATTAAAAGAACAGACAGAAAAATACAATAAACTATGTGAGAGTATAAAAAAACATGGTATGAAATATCCTATTCTGATTGATGGTGAAGGCAAAGTATTACGAGGCAATCAACGAGCATGGTATTGTATTGATAATGATATTAAATACATTAGTGCTTATAGAATAAAAGATAGTAATATAGATAAGTTTATTCAGAAAACATATATTGACGGTGACGAATACCCTCTATGATATATGCTCTATATAGAATCCACTATGGATTAGATTTCTTAGAAAAATCAATTAACTCAATCATTGATGATGTTGATATGATTTTTATATACTGGTCTAAACAACCTTGGTATAAAGATTGTAAAAATTTACCACCTTTGAATGAGAATGTAAAAGAGTATTGCAAAAGATGGAATGGTAAAGTAAATGTTATAGAAAGAGAATTTGACCTACCATCAGGACAATATACTCAAATGTATTCAGACATGATTACAGGTCATACAATACCCAAAAAAGTATTGATGATGGAACCTGATATGGTATGGGACAAAGAACAATTAAAAAAAGCATTACAACTAACAGACGCTGAAGTTTCATTTAAACAAATAGAATTTTGGAAGAATGAAGAATGGTATATAAAAAGAACTAGAGAAAGACCAGGACCTACATTGTATAATCAGGCACCAGGTCTAACAGGTAAAGGTACTGCTTCAAATCAAAAACTTGTAAACAATGATATATATTGTTATAATTATGGATTTTGTTTAAGCAACGAAGTGATGAAGTATAAGTTTGAAGTCGCCGTGCAGTCGTCTAAATATTACAAAGATAGTTTACCTGCCAAAGACTGGTATGAAAAGAAATGGTTAAACTGGACACCAGAGACGGAAGATTTAGAAATGTCAGAAGCACATAAACACTACATAAAGAAAGCACATCCTTATGGCACTAAAGATTAAAGATTACGAACCAGTTAGATTGCACACCAAAGAAGGTTCTGAAATAGGTCTCTATAAAAAATTAACAGAAGCAGGTACTCAATATGTTATCTATAGACATGCTGCCAGAGGTAAGATTAAAAACTTTGTTGGTAATTATGAATACATTGATAACAACAACGTATCACATTTAAAACCTATAGACTTAGAATACGGTAATAAAATTTTAGATAGAGTAGAACAAGGAATGAAATATTCCAATATCTATATTTTCTATGATGTAAAAAGTGAAGATACAAAATTACCAGATGAGCCAAGTGAACAAGAACATAAATTTACATCTACAGGTATTAAATGGTGGCGACACCAAGAGGCAATGTTTAATTATAAGAATGGTAATCCTAATACAGTTATTTCCACACACATAAGTCCTGAAGGTGCATGTAATCTTAAATGCCCATATTGTAGTGTAACATATAGAGATACACATACAAGAATAGATTTAGATACAATAAAAGACTATGTACTAAAATTAAAGACAAGAGGATTAAAAGCAGTAATATTAACTGGTGGTGGCGAACCTACTGCTTACAAACATTTTAATGAATTAGTACGTTGGATATATGGCGAAGGATTAGAAGTTGCCTTAATTAGTAATGGTAGTAAACAATATTGGAAACGTATAGACGAAGATGTATGTAAAATGTTTAGTTGGGTTAGAATATCAATTAATGTATTTACAGATTGGGAAAACAGAATTGGTTTACCATTAGAAAAATTTGATATGAATAAAACAATTGTAGGTAACTCAATGGTCTATACAGTAGAACACGAACTATCAGACGAAGTAATGGAAGATAGAGTTGGGTTACTAGATAAAGTTTCTAAAGTGGCAGACGCTTGTGGTAGTAAGTATGTAAGATTATTACCTAACTGTTTATTAGAACAAGAGAATTTAATTAGACAACATAAAAGTTTAGACAATGTATTGTCACAGGTAACAGATACAAGATTTTTTCATCAATACAAAATACATGGAGCACCTAAAACTGCCACATGCCATCAATCATATTTCAGACCTTATCTAAGTGAAGAAATACATAAAGAGACAGGTAAACCAGGTACTGTTTATCCTTGTGATAGTGTTGTATTGAATGATAACTATGAACACTTTGCTGAAGAATATCAGTTATGCCATGCTAGTGATATATTAGACTACTTGGATAAAAAAGTATTACAAAAATTTGACGCAACACAAAGATGTACAGGTTGTGTCTTTACTGATAATGTCAATATGCTTGATGATTTTATAAATGATAAAGTTAACAGGTTTGACGAATTTAAGGAGCCGTTGACACATGAAAACTTTGTTTAAACCAGGTCAATTCTTTGACGAAAATTATTACGAAAGAGGTGCAGAAACAGGTAAGAGTTTGTATTCACATTATAGATGGATGCCAGAACTCACAATACCTATGTGCCATCATATCGCCAAATACTTAGAATTAAAAGAAACAGATAAAGTATTAGACTTTGGTTGTGCCAAAGGATTTTCAGTATATGGTCTTAGACTATTAGGTTATAAGGCATATGGTGTAGATGTATCAGAATATGCAGTTAAGAAATCACCAGAAGAAATAAGAAAGTGGTTAGGTGTAATAGAACCACAAGAAGAATTAACATGTGCTGAAGGTGGTTATGACTGGATACTTTGTAAAGATATATTAGAACATGTACCCTATGAAAATATAGAACAACAACTGGAAGTATTTTACAAAGGTGGTAAAAGATTATTTGTAATTGTACCTATAGGTCGTAATGGTAAATATTTAATTGATAGTTATGAACAAGACAAGTCACACTTTATCAAAGAAGATATAGATTGGTGGTCTAAAAAGATAGAAGACGCAGGTTTTAAGATAGACTTAGCAACTTATGATTTAGGTCCTTTTAAAAAGAACTGGCAATTTGAACCAGAAGGTAATGCCTTAATTATGGCAACAAGACCAAATACTTTACACGAAGATTTAATGATAGGTTTTGAAGAAGAAAAAAGACAAAGAGAATTAGAAGAAGAAGACGAATGATTATATTAGGATTGTACTTTGGTCATAATGCTGCTGCCTGTGTACTGAAAGATGGCGAAGTATTAATTAATTGGGAACTAGAAAGATTTACGAGAATAAAACATGACTTTGGTTTTAGTCAGGAATTTATTGATAAAACATTAGAACATTGTGGTTTAACAATGAATGATGTTGACCATATTGCATGTAATAATCCAGGCACAATTACTAGATGGATTGAACAACACATGCCAGAAAGAAAATTAAATTTTGAAGTACCTAGTGCAAAGACTTTAGAATATAAAAAGTTTGATAGAGGTTATATTGTTAATCATCATTTAGCACACGCAGCTTCAACATACTATACAAGTCCTTTTGATACTGCCACAATCTTTACATGGGACGGTGGTGGTGATAGTGAGAACTCTAGTGTATCACAAGGTGTTGGTAATAAAATAGAACAATATAAACCTGACGCAAGAAAGAACTTAGCGGCATACTGGTCAAGCATTACAATTAATAATTATAGAATGAAAAGAGTACATGCTTGGGATCCAGGTTCTGGTGCAGGTAAAGTTATGGGTCTTGCAAGTTATGGTAATGCTAATGAAAACTTGATAGAAAAAATAGAGCGAACATTATCAGAGGCACCAAGACATGAATATTATGACCCACGTGCCAGAGCATATAACAATTGCGAAGACTTATCAGATACAAAAACATCTAATAGTCAAAATGTGGCAGCAAGTTTACAAAGTCTTACTACACGAACACTATTAACTGAAATAAAGAATATTTACACAGGTAATCAAAACTTATGTTATGCAGGTGGACTTGCGTTAAATTGTATTGCAAATAGAGAGATTATCAAACAGACAAAGTTTGAAAAATTACATGTTCCTCCGTTTCCTAACGACACAGGATTAGCGATAGGGTGTGCTTTGTACATCTGGCACCATGTGTTAGATAACCCTAAGAAAACATCATATTTTAGTCCTTATACAGGACCAGATTATAATGTAGGACAACCTGACATTGAAAGAGTTGGTAACCTACTTGCAGATAATAAAGTTATATGTTACTATGAAGGTCGTAGTGAGAGTGGACCTAGAGCATTAGGACATAGAAGTATTTTATGTAATCCAGGTATTGATGGCATAAGAGATAGATTAAACTACAAAGTAAAAATGAGAGAATGGTACAGACCATATGCACCCATTATACCTGAAGAAAATGCCAAAGAAATGTTATTAGATTATAACGAATGGTCACCTTATATGCAAACAAGTGCCATAGTTAAACACGAATATGATGAGGCATTATCAGGCGTTACACAAGTTGATGGTAGTACAAGAGCACAAATTTTAAAACATGACCATAATGAAACACTATATAATATTATACAACAAAGTAAATTGCCTGCTTTGTTGAATACAAGTTTTAACTACCAAGAACCTATAGTTGAAACACCTGAACAGGCGAAGGCAACATTTGATAGAATGAAAGATGTTGATGTATTAGTAATTGGAGATAAAATATATGAAAGATAGAATTGACCACATAGTAAAATGGATAAAAGATTATGCAAACAAATATAACAAGACAACATTAGTTATAGGTGTATCAGGTGGTATAGATAGTGCAGTAGCGTCAACGCTATGTGCTATGACAGGTATCAAAGTCATACCAATTGTAATGTCAATTAAAAATAAAGATACATTAGCATTAGAACATGCTTGGTGGTTAGATGAGAATTTTGGTAATGTAAGTCGTAGAGTTATTAACTTAGAAAAAATATTCCATGAGTTTGAAAACGCAAGTAATTATCTAGGTGCTGATAGTAAATTAGCATTTGCAAATAGTCGTAGTAGATTAAGAATGATGATGTTATATCAAGTGGCACAAAGTAATAATGGATTAGTTGTAGGCACAGGTAATAAAGTAGAAGATTTTGGTGTAGGTTTCTATACTAAGTATGGTGATGGTGGTGTTGATATATCACCTATTGCAGATTGTATGAAAACAGATGTATGGAAAATTGCAAAAGAATTAAATATATTACAATCAATACAAGAGGCAAAACCAACAGATGGTTTATGGGACGATGGAAGAACAGATGAAGACCAACTTGGTGTAAGTTATGAAGATTTAGAAAAATCAATGAAGCAAGACCAAATGAATGCTATTGTAACTAAACCTAGTGACCAAGAAAAAATGAAGATATATATAAAACACAGAAAACAAAACTTACATAAAATGGAACCTATTCCAGTATGTAGCATGGAGAAATTTAAATGAAAGTAGGATTTATAGGACTAGGTAAACTAGGCAGAGACGCAGCTGAAGTATTAGCAGAAAAACATGATGTAACAGGTTATGACCCTAACATAGATGTACCAGGATTATCAGGTACACAAGAGCAAGCATGTAAAGGTAAAGATGTAGTTTTAATTGCAGTACAAACACCACATATACCGGCATATGATGGTAAAGACCCAACATCACATTTACCACCAAGAGATTTTGATTATTCATATATCATAGAAGCAACAAAACAAGTTGACGCATTGGTAGATAAAGGTACTTTAATTTCTGTTATATCAACTATGTTACCAGGTACTGTAAGAAAAGAAATACAACCACTTGTACAAAATGGTCAGTTTATTTACAATCCTTATTTGATTGCACAAGGTACTGTAAAATGGGATATGAGAAATCCTGAAATGATTATGATAGGTACGGAAGATGGTGAAGAAAGTTTAGCAGTAGATATGTTGCATGACTTATATAATCCTATCTTAGAAAAAGAAGTAAGATATGAATTAGGTACATGGGAAGAAATAGAGGCACTCAAAGTTTTTTATAATACTTTTATTTCTACAAAACTTGCATTAGTTAATATGATACAAGACACGGCAATGAATGTTGGTCATATGAATGTTGATGTTGTAACAAAGGCATTAGCAAACAGTACGCAACGAATTATGGGACCTAGTTATATGAAAGCAGGTTTTGGTGACGGTGGTGGTTGTCATCCTAGAGATAATATCGCATTAAGAGTATTGAATGAAAGATATGACTATGGTTATGATTTATTTGACGCTATTATGAAAGCAAGAGAAGAGCAAGCTCGTAATATGGCAAAATATTGTGTATCTTTTAAAATGCCAGTAGTAATACTTGGTAGAGGTTTTAAACCAGGTGTTGAACAAACAGCAGGAAGTCCTTCTTTGTTAGTTGGTTGGTATATTAAAAAGTTAACTACTAATGAAGTATATTATGACCACGCACCAGATGAAGGTGCTTATACGTTTTTAATACACGATAAAGCAATGATACCAAAAGAATGGAATCCAGGTAGTTGTATTATAGACCCTTATAGAGAATTAGGTCCAGTTAAAAATTGTGTGGTAAAACATTATGGTAACACTCGCAGATAGAAAGATTGGTACAAACGTATTAGTTAATCTTGTTAATATACGTTCAACTCTACCACAAAAACTTGTAAGTGAACAAAGACATTTACAAAAAGATTATAATTCTTATGTAGAATATCTAAGTGCAAGGTGTGAAGCATTTGTAGATAGAGGTTGGAAAATTAATATAATGAATGATGTTATTGATGAAACTATTAATGATAGAAGTATTATACATCCTTTATTTCATTTTAAAAAATTTAAAAAACGAAAGTTTATACCAGAAGATGAGATAAGAAGTTATAATAAAATATTTGTTGCAGGTGTATTTTTACAACATCAAGTATTAGAAAAGTATCAAATGTTAAGAAGAACAAATCCTGAAACATATATTACACCTACAATATCATTTTGCCAAGAATGGGGATATGATACACAAAAAAATGAAAACTGGAAAAAACTTGTAACTTTAGATATGTTTGCTTATGTTTAATATACCTTATTGGAAATATAATGTGGATCCTAAAAGTTATGATAGAGATACCATACTTGCAGATATAGAACATAACTATAGTTTAGATAGTGATAGAAATAAATGGGACGGCAACAATTACTTAAATAGTAAACTACATCATAGTAATAGAGATATAGACAACCCTAAATTTAAAAAGATTAATTACAAATCTTTAGTGCCAGTTTACCATAAAATTTTTGATGGGTTTTGTAAAACGTTAGAACTTACATCTACCTTTTCATATGCATTTGATATTACAAATTATACTGCTATGAAATCAGGTCAATATATGCGACCACATAACCATATAGGTGATAGTGATTTTACTTGTATTCATTATTTAAAGTTTAATCCTAAGAAACACCAATCCACAGTATTCCACAATGCCAATCATTGGGCAGACGATTATCAATATCTCAGACCCACGTTATATAAGAAACTAGATATCAATAACGAAAAACATAGTTATCTTTTAAAATACTATAAACTACCTACTGAACAGGATACCTTTGTTATCACACCTTCCAGTTTGATACACGAAGTACCACCTTTCAAATCAGACGAATTAAGGGTTACCTTAGTCGTAAATCTTCAAATTAAATAGAACAAAACAAGAACATTGGCTGTGCAGATTGTCGCACCAGCACTAAACCATTGCCAGGCAACGGAACTAATTTACATTTTTATGCCAATAGTTGTTGACTTTTTGGTCTTTTTCATGTATAGTATATCTATATTATGAATAAAACAAAGGAAAACATTATGACATATGAACAAATGAGTGACAAAATTACCAAGTTAATTGATAACGCTGAAGAAAAAATGAATGAGTTGATTGAAGACTATAACGAGAATAATAAAGAAAACACAGAAGTTGATACTGTTGATTTATCTAGTAAGTTTTCAGAATTACAAGATTACTTAGAAGACTATACAACTGAGTTTAAAGAAGTAGAAATACAATAACTAGAAAGAGAGATATATTATGAACACATTTTTTTCAATGACTACGATACTTGCTGCCATCATGGCGGTTGGTGCTATAGACGATTGTAAAGGACATTGTATGGGTAATGAAAACTGGACTATGTTTTTTATTATGACAGCAATAATGATTGTATCCATTATAATGACTATATTAACTTTAAAGAAGGAGAATGCTTAATGAGAAAAACATTTTTTTACGTTTTTGTTGCTTGGGTCTATATTTGGTCTTGGTCAATATTTAACGTAGTGAAAGCAGATGAACCAATAGTTTCAAAAGAGTATGTTGAAACAGTTGTTAGTCATGTAATTAGAAATATGAATAACATGGACCATAGCGAAGTGTTAAGTGACGACCTTGCTAGAATTGCCCATATGTATACCATTGATATGTTGATAAGTGTACAGAAACATTTACCTTACATATTAGAAGGTGCTATAGCTGATATGAGACTAAAAGCAGATAAAGAATATAAATGTAAACTACAAGGTGACAGTAAGAACAAGGAGTGTTATGACAATTAAGACAAAAGAAGATATTATAGAAACATTAGAATATGCCATCAAAGATATTAAGAGTGGTATGGAAGAAAGTGGTATTGCAGAACTGGAAGATTTAGTGAAAGATATTAAGGATCCTAAAATGATGACAGTTGATTTAAAGAAACAGTATGATTGGAGAACTGATTACGATTGGACTGATTTGAATGACCATCCTGTAGATTTGCCAGATGGTTGGATAAAAGTATGAGTTTAAAAAAACGAAAGGAAACAATTATGATTGCAGAATTAACATTTATTGATGAGTTGAAGGATATTAAGAACTCCTTAGGAGTAGGTACAGATAATGCTACCTTTAAATTAATTGATACTATTCAGAGGAAGTGGGAGAAACAGGTAGACGATTTTGAGAAAGCAGTGGCACCACAGGATCCTGTAGAAATGGTTGAAGTAATGGGTATTACAGGACTAGAACAAAACGAGAACAAATAAAGGCTTGACAAAAGCACTCTTTTATGATAGGATATAGACAATAGATGGCAATAATTTATACACACAATACGTCTGGTGCAATAAGACGTTTAAAAAGAAGAAGACCCACTAAAGAATATATGATTGCTTTAGCAAAGCATATCAAGTATTTAAAAAAACTAGGTCTAAAAGTGAATGATAAAGGTAGAATTGTAATGAAACAAAACCCAAAATATACAACTGTTACATATAACGATATTTCAAAAGACAGTACGAAAAGACTAGACGCAGAATACTGGATTAACAAAAAATTTTCAGGTGGTACAAAACCTGTAAATAACTGGCGACTTGAAGAAAGTAAAAATTTTACTATCGCTCCTGCCTACAACAAAGGTGCTTATCAAGTAATTACTAAATCTAACGTGAAAGACATAGGTAAGTAGTGCGACATCCTGTCACATTTACTTTTCTATTAAAGCATGATAGAGTTAACAATATATTATTAATAACAACGAGGAGACTATAATATGACTACAAAAACTATACAACAAAAGATTAAAGAGAACGATTTATCTATGCAAGGTATTTTGAAAGAGTTTAACTCTTACGATAATCCTTTAGACAAAGCAAAATTTCTTAGAGAAATGGGTGGGTTAAATTTACCCTATGATGTGAATTGGGAGCGACTTGCTCAAGGATATGACGGCACGAAACCTTTTCCTGTCATTAAGAAAGTTGATGAAGATGAAGGTGACGAAGATATCCTTTCTGATAGAGTTTCAATGGACTCTGTTGGTCATGCAGAAGGACATGGCGACCCTCTAACTAAAAGGGAGTTGGATGCGTTACTTTAGTATCGCAATAATATTTACAATGTTAACTGGTTGTGGAAGTATGAATGATAGAACTGTCCACGCCAGTTTATTTGTTGACCATTTAAATAATATGCCTATTGGTAAAACTAATTACTTTATGTGGCACAATAGTGCTACAGGCAATCAAGGTAATGTTAAGATTGTGAATAGTTATGTACATAAGTCAGGTGCTAAATGTGTTGATTATCAATCTACAGTTAATATACAAGATAGCTGGCCAATGAATTTTCCTGGTAGTTTAGATAGAAGTACAGAATTTGGTAAGGCGTGTCAAATGCCTGACGGTAGATGGCGAATAATTGAAAGGGTAATGTAATGACAGTTTATTCTACACATGATTGGCGTAAGAATACAGATGACGCTAGAGTTATAGATGATAAAAATATGACATATGCAAAAGTAAATGATTGTAGAGTGCTATTTAAAAATCCTAAAACATTAAAGGAAGAACAAGTTGATGTTTCTAGGTTGGTAAGAGTATTCGTAAACAATCAAACACAAATGAGGAAAAGTATAAAATGAATATGTTTTATGGTATATTAGTTTCAATTGGAATATTATTAGTACCTGTTGGTATGATGTATTTAATGAATAAAGAAAAACCAAAGAAAAAAGAACCAACTTATAATGATGATACTGTATGAGAGAACCAAACTTTAATGTAATGTTTTTTATTGTATTGATATTAGCATTATTAATCTGGTCAGGTGCAATAGCAAATGACGAGACACCTAAATTCACAAAGAGTAATTGTGTTATAGAAGTTATCTATGATGAAAACATGGAAAACGAAGTCAGTAGAAAAATGATATGTAGAGACGGTGTTATAGGTCCTACCTACTGGCAATTATTCGCTCAATTTTATTACGGACAGGAAAATGTGCCTGCCTACTGTAGAAAAGTTGAAGGCGGTTTAATACCTGATAAGGTATGTTTAACTAATGACGGCACTTGGGAGAAACAATGAAGTTTATCTTTGGTATGATAATAGGTGGTATTATTGTATATCATAATCCAGATATTGGGTTTGATATATACCACAACTCAATAGAGTATATAAGAGAGGTGATAAAAGGAAATGAATAAAATAATAATAATGATTTTACTAGGTCTGTTAGTTACAGGTTGTGCTAAGACAGTAAAAATAGAACATGAAGGACAGACCAAGTCTGGTATGTTAGAAGAAGTACCTAAATGGTTTGTAGAAAAAGAAGGTAAGAAAGGTCTCTTTAATAAGAAAGACAAGTTTTATCTTTACGGTGTAGGTGTGGCAACAAGTCCAGATTTACAACTTGCAATGGACAAAGCAACAATGGTAGCGAAAGCTGACTTAGCAGATGTAATGCATGGTGAAATGAATAAGAATGCTAATGTGTTTATACAAGAACTAGGACAAGAAGGTTCTAAGATTATAAACTCTAAGGCAGAGTCCACAATTGTAAACATAATTAAACAAACTAAAGTACAAGGTTATGAACAATGGCAGATTGCTGTATCTATAACTGGAGACAATGAGTATAGAGTTTACATGGGTTTACAGTTACCGTTAGGTGAGTTAAACAAGTTAGCAGAATTGGTAAAAGCAGAAGCTAAAAAAGATATAAATATGGCAGAAGCTAATATTAAAGCGAATGACGCTATAGATAGTTTAACAGAAATAGCAACGGAGTAAATAATGTATAAAGTATTTTCAAAAGATAATTGTGTCTATTGTACAAAGGCAAAGTCCTTACTTAATAGTGTAAATTTACCTTTTGAGGAACATAAACTGTCGCCTACTTTTACACCAGATAAAATGTTTGAAATGATAGGTAAACAAGTACGGTCTATGCCTCAAATTATGAAAGGTGATGAGTTGATTGGTGGTTATACTGATTTGCGAGAACATCTAATAAATGAAGGTAAAATCAATTTCCAAAGTGAAACCAAGGAATAAAGATTGGTGTACCAACCTAGGATGGACAAAACCAAAGAGAGTGATACTAGATGACAGCGAAAATTCTATCGTTTCCTGACGGAAAACATATACCTAATCTGACCAGAGAACAGAAAATACCTGTAGAAGAAAAGATAGCGGAAGAACAAACAACAAAATATGCTAATGCAGTTGCTGATGATATGGTCATTGGAATGTTGGCACAGTTACAACAAGAAGGTATGAATATTGGTTTACGAGATCCAAAGTTAAGTAACAAAACTTTCTTAGATTTAGGTATCTTTATGGAGGCGTTAAAAGGTTTATTGTATAGAGAACTAAACTTAGAACACCCTTTCCACGATATAACTGATAATCTTATGTTTAAACAAAAAGACGAGAAATCAGGTAGGACATATTCAGTAATTGATTATGAAGGTAAAAGAATTTGTGACAAAAATGATGAAGACGAAATTGAATTTGAAGGAGAAAATTTAGATGATACTGATAGACTACAGCCAGATAGCGATTAGTAATATCGCTGTACAATTGGCAATGAGTAAAGACAAGATGACCTTGTCTATACCAATTGTAAGACATATGATACTAAACTCTATTAGAGGATTAGTACACAGATTTAAACAAGACTATCCAGGTGATGTTATCATTGCAGTTGACGGACCGGCACCTTGGCGTAGAGATATATTTCCACACTACAAAGCAAAACGAAGGGAAGGGCGAGACGAATCCAAAACTGATTGGGAAAGTGTGTTTGGTTTAATACACACAATCAAAGAAGAAATACGAGACAACTTCCACTATAAAGTTGTACAATTAGATAATGTTGAAGCAGATGACATTATTGCTGTACTATGTAAAAAAGAACAGACAGGTGTAAATATTGCTAAAAACGAAAAGATTTTAATTATATCAGGTGACAAAGACTTTCAACAACTTCAAAAGTATCCAAGTGTATCACAATATGCACCTATACAAAAGAAGATGATAGAAACACAAAATCCACAAGAGTATATCTTTGAGCATATAATGAGAGGTGATACCTCTGATGGCATACCTAACTTCTTGTCACCAGATGATACCTTTGTAAATAAGATTAAACAAAAACCTATACAAAAGAAAAAATTATCATATTGGATTGACACTTTAATGAAAGGTGAGGATCCTAAGACTTTCTGTAATGAATATCACTATAGAAACTACCAAAGAAACCAGAGACTAATTGACTTTGACTATATTCCAGATGATATGGAAGAAGACATATATAATACATACAAAAACATTAAGGTACAATCTAAACAAAAGATATTACCTTATTTAATTAATAACGATTTGAAAGAATTGATTGGCAAAATAGAGGAGTTTTAAAATGGCTGAACCAATGTATCAATTATCATTCCATGAAATATTAACAAAGGTTAATAATGCGAAAGATAAAAAGAAAAAAATAGAAGTGTTGAATAAGTATGACACTAATGAATTAAGAATGTTAATGAAGTTAGCATTTGATCCTAAATTAGTATGGAAGTTACCAGAAGAAAACCCACCATATAAAAAGAATGAAGCACCACTAGGTACTGAAAATCATATATGGTTAAAAGCGGAAACAAAAAAATTGTTCCACTATTTAGAAGGTGGTAATCCACAACTAAAACAGATGAAAAGAGAAAACATGTTTATAGAAACACTTGAAGCATTAAGTGATGAAGAAGCAAAGTTACTTTTACACATTAAAGGTAAAGAATTAAATAAAGTTTATAAAGGTTTGACGGAGAATTTAGTAAAGGAAGCGTTCAATTGGGACGACAATTTTATGAGAATTAACGCTTAGTGCGACATCCTGACACACTTTTTATTTAAAAAGCATTGAAAAATAAAGGTTTTTTTATGTCCTTTTTACTTGACTTTTGCTTGTTTTTAGTGTATATTATAAGTATATTAACAAGAAAACGAAAGGTTATATTATGAAACTTAAAACTACTAGAGACAATCTACTTAAATATACCAAAACTCCGTTTGACGGACAAGATTATGAGACCGTTGCTCATCTTATTGCTGGCAATCAATTAATTGCTGCCGCTAACTTTATTGATAGATTAGATACTATGGTTAGAGATACAATGAAAATTGTTATTATGAATACTTGTCCTAAAATATCTTACGAAATGTTTGGGACTATTGAATTTTATGAAGGAGGTCAATAATGAGTAAAGTTAAAAACATGGCGTGGGACAACGCTGAAGAACAATCTGATAATATTATCAATCAATACTGTATAGGTTCTATTGATGAAACAACTGCTAAAAAACAATTAGCAGATGTTGACAATTTATCATTATGTGGTATTGATGAGGACAATGTAGATGAAGTCCTTGATATTGCAAAACAAGAATACGGTGCTAAACTGTTATATAAAAATGAGTATCTTAGATAACATATGGCAAGAAAAAAGATAGATAGATTAGCAGAAAACTTTAACAAAAAGTTTCCTTATTATCCCACACTTACAGACGCTGAGCTGTGGTTTGATATACTAAATAATATTATCTTTAAAAGAAAACTACCGTCTTTTGATAGTATATCTATTAGAAGATTAAGAGGTGCTGTTGGTCAAGTAGTATTTAATGACCAATCAGAAAAGCGAAAAAAGAAACCTAGAGAATGTCATTTAGAATTACATTATAAAATGAAATCCTTTGACACTTTTTTACAAGTGTTAGGACATGAAATGGTACATTTATGGCAATATTATGCGTTAGAAGATAACAGTTGTAACCACAACATTGATTTCTACAAATGGCGTAGAACGTTTGGTGCAAATGGTATTAAACTAACACTTACTATTGACAATGATACAACTAATATTGACTAAGGAGGTCTTATGAAAATATTTTCAACTATATTATTATTAATTGCTGGTGCGTTTATATGGCACGCAGTAGCACAAGAACAACCATGTACAGATGATGGTTGCAAAGAATTTACTGAACAAGTAGAACTAATCAAATACCAGGAGATAGAAGATTTTCCTAATGTTTTACCTGTTATCAATACAGATACAAAATCTCAATTTGTTTACACACTATCAAAATGTATAGACAAAATTTATGAGACAACAGATATTTCAAAACAAATACCAAAAGAACTAATCATTGCTCAAGCGGCATTAGAGACAGGTTGGGGTAAAAGTAGATTTGCCAACGAAGGTAATAATTTATTTGGTATTAGAACTTTCAACAAAGATAGTAAATGGTTATTACCAATTACATGGGACCAAACAAAATGGATTGGTTGGGGTGTTAAAGTTTATGAAACTAGATGTGATAGTGTAAAGGACTATGTAAGGATCCTTAACGAAGTATTTGCTTATGAAGAATTTAGAGAAGCAAGAAGCAACGGTGCAGATGTATACCAACTTGCTGATACTCTAACGAAGTATGCGACAAAAAAGAACTATACATCACTAATTAAACAAGTTATTAAACATAATATAGTAGGTGTTTATGAACTCTAAAGAAGAATTATACTGGAAACGTGTTGACGCTCTAAGAGCATATTTAAAAAAGGTTGACAAAAAGTTGCCAATGATGTATAATATGTTTAAATGGAAATTAATTAAGTTAATGGAGAAAGTGAAGGAGTTTTAGTATGAATATATTTTATTTAAACCACGATACAAAAACATGTGCTGAACAGCATGTGGATAAACATGTCGTAAAGATGATTGTAGAATACGCTCAATTATTATCTACAGCACATAGAATGCTAGATGGTAAAGAGATTGAAGGTAGAAGTAAGACAGGTAGAAAAGTGAAACGATATATTATGGAAGATAAAAGAGAAGACATTATATACAAAGCAGTACACTATCACCACCCTAGTGCCGTATGGGCAAGAGAAACCAAACAACAGTATCTATGGTTGTATGATTTGTTTAAAAAACTAGGACAAGAATACACACACAGATATGGTAAAGTACATAGTACAAACTTTAAACTGAATGAGATACTGGCAAATGCACCTAATAATATTAAACAAGACGGTTGGCGAGAACCAACACCGGCAATGTCACACTATCCTCAATGTATAGTACCAAATGACAGTATTGCTAGTTACAAAAATTATTATGTAGAAGCAAAAGCATATTTTGCTAAATGGTCTAAACGTGACGTACCAGCCTGGTACGCTGCCAGAATAACAGCATAAATAAACATATGCCAACATATACATTTAGAAATAAAAAGACAGATGAACAATGGACTGATTTGATGTCTATATCTGAAATGGAAGAATACTTAGAAAAAAATAAAAAGAAAATAGGTCTTGTGCCGGCTGCACCACTCATAGTAGGTAGTGTAGGTCAACTTGATAGTAAAACTGATAGTGGTTGGAAAGACATGTTAGGAAGAGTTGCAGAAGCACATCCAGAAAGTAATTTAGCTGACAGATATGGTAAAAAAGACCACAAAACATTAAAGATAAAAGACACTATTAAAAAACATAGAAAAAGAGCAAAAGGTAAAATCTAAATAGTCTAAATAGTTATATGATAGTTAACAGCACTAAGTTGTAGGGATATCATATAACCCAAAGATTGTAAGCTGAGTTAACACATAATCCGTAAGTGAAGGAATATTATGGCAAGTAAAAAGAAACAGTTGGAAATATCATTAAAGGATTTGAATGATATTAAACCAATCACAGATAATCAGAAGGAAGTTTTCAATAACTTCGCTGACAAAAATTTATTCCTATATGGTGTAGCAGGAACTGGTAAAACTTTCGTAGCGTTATATAATGCTTTGAAAGATGTTCTGGATCCTAAATCACCTAGAGAAAGAGTATATATTGTCCGTTCTATCATACCAACAAGAGACATAGGTTTCTTACCTGGTGATGAGGAAGACAAGTCATACTTATACCAAACACCTTACCAAAACATGGTTAGGTTTATGTTTAAAAGAGGTAGTGACGCTGAGTTTGATAGATTATATAATGACCTAAGAAATCAAGGCACAATTGATTTTCTTACTACTTCCTTTTTAAGAGGTGTAACAATAGATAATGGCGTTATAATTGTAGATGAATGTCAAAACTTAAATTTCCATGAGTTAGATACAATAATGACCAGAGTAGGACAAGATAGTAAAATTGTCTTCGCTGGTGATATGCAACAAACTGACTTAACGAAAACACAAGACCGTAATGGCATCCTAGACTTTGTTAATATACTTCAGCAAATGCCTGAAGTAAATTGCATTGAATTTGATTTGAATGATATAGTGAGAAGTGGATTAATCAAATCATATTTAATAAACAAAATAAAGTTAGGATTGCACTATGAGCAACAAATTTAAAGAAGCGTTAGAAATAATACTACACCACGAAGGTGGTTATGTAAACCACCCTAAAGACCCAGGTGGTGAAACAAACTTAGGTGTTACAAAAAGAGTTTATGAGGAATTTGGTGGTACTAAAGATATGAAAGACCTTACACATGAAGATGTGGCACCAATCTATAAAAAAGGTTATTGGGACAAATGTAAATGTGATGATTTGCCATCAGGTTTAGACCTGTGTGTATTTGACTTTGCTGTCAATGCAGGTCCAGGCAGAGCAGCGAAGTATTTACAATCTTGTGTTAGTGCCTTGCCAATAGATGGCGGTATAGGTCCTATGACGTTAGCAAAAGTCAACGAATATGTTGAGAAGTTTAACGTGGAATATGCTGTAGAAAACTACCAAAAGAATAGACAAAGTTATTACGAAGAACTATCCACATTTGCCACATTTGGCAGAGGTTGGACGAGACGTGTAGAAGAAACTACTGAGACAGCAAAATCTTGGATATAAGAGCTTGACTTTCCTGTAGGATTGTGATATAATAGAGTTTGAATAGTTAAAAAAAAAGGATTATTATGTTTATTCACAAGCAACCTACAGGTGAGTTGCCACCCCTGAAGGCAAAAAATGTTGACGGTAAAAGATTTTACGAACATTTAGAAACAGGCAGTAAGTACCCCTCAATAACAAGTGTATTATCAATAATACAAAAAGAAGGTCTTAAAAAATGGCGTGAGAGAGTTGGTAACGAAGTTGCTAACCATATTATGATTACTAGTGCTAATCGTGGCACAGCAGTCCATAACATGATTGAAGACCATTTAAACAATATTGACATTAATGATGTGGAAAAGTATAAGAAGCAATTTCTTCCACGCATGATGTTTCAGACATTAAAAAGCACACTTCAAAACATAAATAATATTAGACTACAAGAGGCAGGCATGTATAGTGAAAAATATACAGTTGCAGGTCGTGTGGACTGTATTGCTGAATATGAAGGTAAACTTTCTATTATAGATTTTAAAACAAGCAAAGCAGACAAACAAGAAGATTGGATTGAGAATTACTTTATTCAAGGTAGTGCTTATGCTGAAATGTATGAAGAAAACTTTGGCGAAAAGATTGACCAAGTTGTTATATTGATTACCACAGAGGAAGGTTCTGTACAGATATTTAAAAAAGATAAAAAAGATTATCTACCTAAATTGAAAGAAGCAATAGAAAACTTTTACAAATGGATAGAAACAAATGCTAAAACAAATTAAAAAAGGAATACTAGGTATTGGATTGATTGTATTATTCTTTTTCTTATTATCTTTTGGATTAAACAAAGCACAAGCAGGTGAAGGACCAGAGTTTTTACCTAATACAATACACCCAATACAAGTGCCAATGATGTGTGGCGAAAGCACAACAGTATTGACACAAATTGTAAATGGGTTTCAAATGAAAAGTTTAGCTGCAGGTCAAGTAAAGGCAGGCGGCGACTTAGATGGTGTTGATATTGGTGTTATATCATTTTGGATACACCCTACTTTAGAGTATGGTGGTATGTTAATGACAATAAAAGAAGGCAATTTGACATGTTTATTAGGTTATGGTGTAAATTGGGAATGGGACACAGACTTAATGATAGATGTCGTAAACGAAGTTATCAATGAAGATGAGACAAGTACGCAATAGGGACTTGGGTGCAATACCCAACACCTCCACCATTACAAAATTTACATATGGGGGTGATATAGGTTCGACCGTTGTGAGAAAGTTCATTGGAGATAATTCACTGGCGAGTGTAAACGTGACAAATGCAAACTTTAACGAGTATGCTTTAGCAGCCTAGTGTTGCTTAGGGTTTGCCTGTACCTCGTAACAGAAACAGGCACTACGCCGCTTTAGCTCATTTGGTAGAGCAACTGATTTGTAATCAGTAGGTGCCCAGTTCAAATCCGGGAAGCGGCACCATTAACAAGTGATAAGGAGATTATGACAAAACAAAGTGAACAATTTTACGAGCTTCTGGATAAGATGAGACAAGTACACGACAATAAGAGGCATGATTATGCTTCTGTTGATGATGTATTCAAAAATTTTAGAACAAGTGAAATGGCAGGTATTCCTGCATGGAAAGGCGTTGCAATGCGAATAGGCGATAAGTTTAGTCGTTTAATGTCTTTCTGTAAACAAGGTGAATTAAAAGTACAAGACGAAAGTATTGGCGACACCTTAATAGATATGGCAAACTATGCTATCATATGCCATATTTTATTTTATGAAATGAGAAACAAACAAATGAACGCACATAAAGACGATATAACAGAAAAGTTTTTAAATGCACAAGGAGATAATAATGACAGATGATAGTTCAGTAGATAAGTCTTTTGAGAATGAAACACCGGCACCAAGTCCTATGGTTCAGATTTCTATAAAAGAATACGACAAGTTAAAAGAGAAACAACATTTTATTACTGATAAAAGTTTAATTGAATACATTGACAAGATAGAATTTTTTGTCAAAGAATTAAGAAAACATATTGTAAGGACAGATATATAATGACACCTAAACAATTTGCATTAGTAATAGAAAAACGAGCAAGTAAGAAAAGAATAAGTCACATGGAAGCTGTATTAGATTATTGTACTGAGAAACAGATTGAACCAGACGAAGTGACACATTTAATTAACAGAAACTTAAAAGAAAAAATAAAGGCAAATGCTGAGAATTTGAATTTCTTACCAAAGACAGCAACATTGCCAGTATAAGGATAAATTATGCAATCATGGAAAATAAAACCTCACACATTTAAATTTAGAGAAGGCGACAGCGATGAAAAAGGCGGTTGTACGTTTATTGGTGGTACATGGAAAGATGTTACTACAGATGAACTATTTGCAGGCAAAAAGGTAGTATTGTTTAGTCTACCTGGTGCATTTACACCCACTTGTTCAAGTGAACAGTTACCGGCATATGAGGAAATGTATGATAAATTTAAACATGCACAAGTAGATGAAGTTTATTGTGTATCAGTAAATGACGCTTTTGTAATGAATGCTTGGGCAAGAGACCTAGGTATTAAAAAAGTAAAAATGATACCAGACGGTTGTGGTACGT